ATGAACCTACATGACTATTTCGATTGCGAGGGGGCCATTACCGCTGCGGCGCTGGCTCGGCGCGTGGGGGTATCGCCCGCGCTGGTCTACCAGTGGCGCACCGGGCGCCGGCCGGTGCCGGTCAAGCACTGCGCCCTGATTGAGCAGGCCACGTGCGGCTGGGTCACCCGGCGCGACTTGCGTCCCACGGATTGCATTCGAATCTGGCCGGAGCTGGCCGAAGGGCTGAAGGCGCAATGAACTACTACCCCCATCACATTGGCGATTTCAATAGCGCCACGCGGCACCTGACGCGCATCGAACGCAGCGTCTATCGCGATCTGATCGAACTCTATTACGACACCGAAGCCCCCTTGTGCGCGGACGTCGACAAACTCTGTCGCCTGTTGATCGCGCGGTCAGACGAAGAGCAGGCCGCGGTGGTCCAGGTGCTGGGCGAATTCTTCGTGGACACCGAGCAAGGCTGGCGGCATGCACGTTGCGATGCCGAGATTGCCCGCTACCACGGCAACAAGGAAGCGAAGTCCGCGGCCGGCAAGGCCAGCGCGGCCAAGCGGGCGCGGCAAGCTGGCCGGCAAGTGAAAGCGGCGGAGAACGCGGCAATGGAGGCAACGGTGGAAGGCGGGGCGGGCCAACAGCCGTTGAGCACCCGTGCAACTAACCAGGAACCAGAACCAGAACCAGGAACCCAAAGCCAGAAAGAAAAGGAACCCCGGTCATGCCAGCGCACTCCAGGCTTTGACGCTACCGCCATTGCCTTGCCCGAATGGCTGGACAGGGCTGACTGGGTTAGTTGGGTAGCGGATCGCAAAGCCCGCAAGAAGCCGATTACCGAAGAGGGCGCGCGGCGGCAGTTGCAACAGCTTGCCGGCTACCGCGCCGAGGGCATTGCCGCGTGCGAGGTCATCGCCCACAGCATCGCCAGCGGCTATCTGGGGCTGTACCCACCGCGCGATAGGCCGCGCACCGCGGCAAGCAGCCGCGCACGGCAACGCGCCGACTGGTCATCTGAACTGCGCAGCGTGTTGGCTGAAGGCCGGGGTCGCGGCGAGATCGACATGGGGGTGATCGATGCAAGTCACTGAATCGTCCACCAGCCTGGGCGCGCTGGTCGTCAATGAAATGCACCTGCTGTACGGCGCAAAGTTCGCGCAGCAATGGGAAGGCCTGACGCCGCGCGAGTTGAAGGATTCCTGGAATCAAAAGTTGTCGGGGCTGACCGAGGCGCAAGTCAGGCGCGGGCTGACCGCGTGCCTGACGCGCGAGTGGCCGCCCACGCTGCCCGAATTTCTGAAGCTGTGTTGCCCGTGGTTGATCCCCGAGCTGGCCTATCACGAGGCCGTGCGCGGCGTATCGGCGCGGCGGCGCGGCGAGACCGGCGATTGGTCACACCCCGCGGTGTATTGGGCGGCGGTTGGCGTGAGCACGGTGGATTTGCTCAATAGCAACTACGGCGCCATCAAAACGCGCTGGGAAAGGACCTTGACCGAGGAGCTAAGCCGAGGCGCGTGGCTCGACATTCCGCCACCGCGCGCGGCACTGCCCGCGCCAGGTCAGACGCTGGCCACGCGCGCGCAGGCAGAAGCCGCGCTGAAAAAGATGGGGGCGGGAAAGCTGTTGGAGCCCCGCAGCCGGTCGCATCGCGAATGGATTGATCGATGGGAGGCGCGCATCGCGCTTGGCGGGCACCCGACCAAAGCCATCGCCGAGATGCTGACGCACGCCAGGCACACCACCGAACCGGAGGGCGCATGACACAGGCACACGAAGCGGAACACAAAACGGAACAAAAAATGGGATGCGACACGGGGCACCCAAGCGGTTCCGCGATCCGCGAACAAGCACGAGGCAACACGACAATGGAAGCAAGGGCAAGCACGCAAGCAGGCATACCACGTTGGGTGGAAGACGAAATTCGCAACTGGGCAAGATCGCAATGGGAAGGCGACTGGCCGGGCCCGCGCCGCATGATGCAAGACGCGACGGACGTGTGCGCGTTTCCGCCGCTGCCGGGTCACGATGACGACGATGAGCCGCTGCGCATTCCGGTGAATCACGAACGCGCGCGCCGCGTGCATGCCCTGTATGAAGCGTTGCCGCTGGTCGAGCGGCGCGTGGTGCAGGCGGAAACCACGCGCCGTGCCGACTACGGGGATCTGCCCGCGCATCTGCGTCAGGAAAAAGCCTGCCGCGCCATCGGCGTCACGCTGCCTTACTACAAGGTGGCGCTGGGCAACTTCAAGCAACAGGTCTGGAGGGAATTCAAATGAAGTACGCGCACGAGGTCATTGATCTGCTGGCCGCGTACCCGGGCCGGGAATTCAGAATGGCCGAGATACTGCGGCACGTCAGCCGCGGCATGCCGTTGACGCCCGCCTCGCAAGAAGCCATGCGGCGCGGCGCACGCCGGGTGCTGGATCATTTGCTGGATGCCGGCCACGTGCATCGTTGCGGCGGCAATACAAAATCCGCAACCTACGCGTGGTCGGAATTGGGACACGCACTTCATAAAAACCCTGCGCATTTGGGACCGGATTTGAGACAATAGCCGCGGGACATTGCGCCCACACGAAATGCAGCCCGCCAACCTTCAACGGTTCGCGGGCTTTGTTTTTTCCGAACCCTTTAATAGCCGACATGACGCCCGACAACGCAATCCTTACGCTGATAAGCGCCGCTGCAGGCAGCGTGCCGGTGGTGCTTTCCGACGACGCTGAAGCCTTCCCGCCGTCGCCTTATATCGCGATGGCCGTGCGCTGGGTAGAGGCCGGTCCGGCAGAGACGGGCCGCGTCGATGGCAACGGCAACCAGCCGGTGCACGACCATCGCGACGCCACCGTCGAACTGCGCAGCGTGGGCGTGGATGCCTATCGCGCGTTGGACAAGATGGGCCTGGTCTTGCGCCATCCCGCTTATGAAGAACAGGCCGAAGCGCTGGGCCTGGCCTTGTTTCAGGCTGGCCGCATACAGCGCGTGGCGCCCGACAGCGCCGGCGCGGCAAGCGAGCGGCTGGGCGTGCTTGAACTGGGCATCCGCTACGCGCAGACCTATACCGATTTTGTCGGCGTCATTGAAACGGTGACCGGCACGATCACGACCACGGGTGGCGCCACGCCTGCCCTTGAAACTTCTTTCTCCGCGAAGACCGACCCGGCGCAGTAGCGCCGCAGGCCTTCTTAACGTAGTCCCCGCCGCCTTTGGGCGGTTTTTTTTTGGAGCCGCAAATGGCAAAAATCGACCGGATCGTCAATGTGGCGATCTCGCTGAACACCACGGCGATCAAGGAGCAGAACTTTTCTGACCTGCTGATCCTTGGCGCGCACGCGCTGGCCGTCAACCGCATTCTGGCGCTGACCGAGCCGGGCGAGCTGTTGGACATGGGCATGGCGCCGACCGACCCGCTCTACATCGCCGTGCGCGATGCGTTCAAGCAGATCCCGACGGTGGCGCGCATTTTCGTGGGCCGCCGTCAGGTGGATGTCTCCCGCGTGACCGTCACGCGCGCCGCCGTGTCGGATTACCTGGTTTCGCTGTCGTGGCGCGACGCGCAAGGCGTGGTGCAGAAGGTTGATGTCGCGACGTCGGGCCTGGCCGACAGCACGCCCCAGACCCTGGCCACTGCATTGGCCGCCGCTATCGCCGACACCGATGCGCCGGTGACGGCAGCCGCCACGGGTGCCGAAGTCACGGTAACGGCTGCCGAGACCGGCCAAGCCGTGGCCATCGCCGTGAAGGGCAACCTGCAACTGGCCGCGCCGGTCAGCACCGAAACCCCGTCGGCCGCGTTGAACGCCTGCCTGCGCGAGAACGGCGACTGGTACGGCGTGTCCTTGGCCAGCCGTGTCGAAGCCGATGTGCTGGACGCCGCCGAGTGGGTGGAATCGAACGAGCGCCTGTTCGGCGTGTCCAGCGCCCAGGCCGGCATCATCGACGCCGCCGCGTCCAACGACATCGCATCCCAGTGCCAGCAGAAGCAGTTCTTCCGCACCCATGTCTGGTACCACGGCCAGGCCGCCAGCGAAGCCCTGGATGCCGCCGTCGCCGCCAACCGTTTCACCTTCTATCCGGGTGGCGAGACGTGGGCCAACACGCGGCTCTCGGGCGTCAGCTATGACAGCCTGACCGAAGGCCAGGCACTGGCCGCGCACGCCAAGAACGCCAACACCTTCGAGCAGATGCGCAACTTTGCCGTGACGCAGAACGGCAAGGTCGCGGCGGGCGAGTGGATCGATGTGATTCGTGGCCGTGACTGGTTGGCCGAGCAAGTGAAGATCAACGTTGCGTCGCAACTGATCAACGCCAACGGCAAGGTGCCGTACACCGACGCCGGCATCCAGGTGCTGGTCAACGGCATCCGCCAGGCGCTGCTGCTGGGCCAGAGCCGGGGCCTGGTCGCGCCCGATGAAATCGATGACGCGGGCCGCAAGATTCCCGGCTTCGTCATCAACGTGCCGCGCGCGGCCAGCGTGTCGACGAACGACAAAGCCAACCGCATCCTGCGAGACCTGAGCTTCAGCGCCCGCCTTGCCGGCGCCATCCATGTTGCCGAAATCAAGGGCAACCTCACCTACCAACAACTGTAATCGGGGCCTATCCATGTCTGTCAAAACCTATGCACCCAACCAGGTGAAGATCGTGATGGGCGCGCTGCCCATCTCGGGTCTTGCCGAAGACACCTTTGTCACCGTCACCGAAATCGGCGAAGGCATCGCCTCTGTCGTCGGGGTCGACGGCGAGGTGGCGCGCTCGATGTCGCGCGATTCGCGCTTGCGCATCACGCTGACGCTGATGCAGACCAGCGCCAGCAACGCCGCGCTGACCGCGCTGCACCAGGCCGACCGCGCCACCGAGGGCAACGGCGCCGTGCCGGTGTCGGTGACCGATCTGCGCGGCACGTCGCTGCACGCCTCGGATTCCGCCTGGATCGTCAAGATGCCCGACGCCGGCTACGGCGCCAAGGTGGGCAGCCGCGAATGGACGATCGAGACCGGCCCGGCCATCAACGTGATCGGGGGCAATACCTGATGAGCGCCGTCAAGGAAGTGACCATCGGCACCACCATCTTCCGGATCTCTCGGTTTGATCCCTTCCGCCAGTTGAAGCTGTTGGGCGACCTGCAAAAGGAAGTGCTGCCGGCCGCCGGCTCGATGCTGAGCTCGGTGTTCAGCGTGGAAGGCGCCAGCGAAGGCCGCGACGAAAGCGCGATGCTGAACGCGTTCCGGGAACTGTCGGCCAAGCTGGGCGGCGACGCCCTGGGCGGTTGGGCCGAGCGCCTGATCGACCCGGAGCTGGTCAGCTTCGAGCTGGCCGGCCGCGAGCCCCAGAAGCTGACGTCGGCCCATCGCGGCCTGGCCTTTGCCGACTACGCCGAAATCCTGGAGCTGTTGTTCCACATTCTTGAGCACAACTTCGCCGGCCCTTTGGCGCGTTGGGCCGGCCGCTTTGGTCCGGCCCGCGCGAAGCTGGCGAACCTGTCGGGCGGTTCGACGCAGGTTTCGAAAGAGAGTTGATCATCTGGCGGCCCATCCTGGCCCGCCATGTCAGCCTGGACGCCGCCAAGCGCGGCGACATCGATCTGCTGGACATCCTGAAGCTCAATGCGCTGATGGATGCCCAGCAGGCCGCGCAGGCTGCGGCAGATAACAAGGCGAGGTAACGATGATCGTGGTACGAGAGGTGGTGACGCTGCTGCGCCACCAGGTGGACACCACCGGCTTGCAGGCTTACCAGCAGGCGTTTGAAGCCATGCTGCAATCCATGGTTGGCGCTACCGTTCTGGCCAGCGCCGCGATGCGCCAGGCGCTTGCGGGCGTGCTGCCCAGCGTGCTGCGTACGCAGCAGGCGATAAGCGTGTTGGCGACAAGCGGACCGGCGATAAGCCGACCGGCAACAAGCACGCAGGCCACAAGCGGCCAGGCAACAGGCGGGCTGGCAACAAGCGGCCAAGCCACAAGTGCGCAGGCAACAAACCCGCAGGCGAGAAGCGCCGTGGCCCGGCCGCAAGGCGGCATCCCGGCGCCGCGCCAGCACGCGGCCGCGCTGGGCGGCTTGCGCGGCGTTGTGGAACTGACACTAGGTGCATCGCCGCTCAAGCGCATCCTGAGCGACATCGATGCCTGGGTGCAAATCCAGGAACCCCTGCGGCAAGCGGCGGGGTCGGGCGCGCAAGCGGCCGAGGCCGACCGCGACCTGGCCCGCGTGTCGCGCGCCAGCCGCACGCCGTATGCCGACAACGTCGACACCTATGCCCGGTCCGCGCAGACGCTGCAAGACCACGGGCGTTCGCCGCGTGACGCGGCTGGCATCACCGAGGCGGTGGCCTTGAGCATGCGCTTGTCGCAGACCCCGGCCGAGGACCGGAGCGGCGTCGTGGCGGCGCTGTTGAAGATGGTGGAACAGGGCAGCCTGGGCCTTGATGAGTACAACGCGCTGCCTCGCCGCATGCAGGAAGCATTGGCCGCCGGTCTGAACCTGGACCGAGGCCAGTTGCGCCAGCAGGTGCAAGGCGGCCAGGTCTCGGCCGACCGCGCATTGCCCGCGCTGCAGTCGCAGTTGCCCGCCATGCGCACGGAAGCCGAGGCCGCGCCCGCGTCCATCACGGCAGCGATGACGGTGTTCAACGACGCCTTGCAGCGTTACGTGGGCCAGGCCTTGCCGGCAGGCCGCAGCGTGCTGAACGGGGTGACGGCGTCGATCCTGTTCCTGGCTGACAACATCGACGCGGTCGTCAAACTGCTGGCACTGACGGGCGCCAGCATCGGGCTGGTCTCGCTGGGTAACTGGCTGCGGCGCGCCAGCGTGTTGTCGGTCGGTCTATTTCAATCGCTGGTCGCCGCCACGCGCGCGGCACTCGGGCTGGATGCCGCGATGGCGCTGCGCCGGGGGCCGGCGGGTGCGATGCAGATGCTGTCGGTATGGTCGCGATCGATCGCGCCGATGCTGCGCATGGCGGCGGTGTTGACCACGATTTATCTGATCGGGGAAGACATCGCCAATTGGCTGGGTGGTGGCGATTCCGTGCTGGGCGGCTGGATCGGTGGCGTGGAGCAATGGCAGGACGAACTCAATGCCGTGTCGGCCGTGCTGGGTTTCGTGAAGGACCTGTTGGGTGGCGCTGGCGAGGCGTTGGGGCCGTGGATGCAGCGCTTCGGGACGATTGGCGTGCTGGCCTATGGCCTGTGGCAGATCCTGTCCCCGATCGGCGGGTTCTTGCTGAACCTGGCAAGCGTCGTCGTGCCCATGCTGTGGAACGCGTTTGCCATGACGCCGATCGGCCGGATCATTTCGTTGATTGGGATGCTAGCGGTCGCGCTCTGGCAGATCTGGGAAAACTGGGATGTGATCAAGGCCTACATCTCGGCATCCTGGGATGCGCTGATGGCGATGGCCCTCGATTCCTTCCTGGGGCCGGTCATTGAATACATCCAGGCTATCTGGCAGTTCTGGGCCGAGCTTGTCAACGGTGTCGTGGCCGCCTTCAAGGGCGACTGGGACGGCGCCATCGCGCATTGGGCGGGCGCGTTCAACGGCTTGTGGACGTTCTTCTCGAACATGGGCGGACGGATGATGGCCACGATCAAACAGATCGGCGGCGCCATCCAGACCTGGGTGCTGGACAAGCTCAAGGTGGCCAAGGACTGGTTCCTGAGCTTGGTGCCGGACGCGTTGAAATCCAAACCGGACGCGCAGGCCTCGGTAATGGACGGTTGGAAGTCGGAGGGGAAACAGGGCATGCAGCAAGGCTTGCAGTCGGGCGCGTCGTCGGGCGACCAAGCTGCATGGTGGGCCGTGGCAAGCGGTGTTTCGCTTCCGCTCGTGCCTTCGGTCAATGTGTTCGGCCCCAAGGCGCTGCCCGGGCGCGCGCCATCCAACTTCCAAAGCCTCAACAATATCGTCGTCAACGTGCCGGCTGGTGATCCTCATGTCGTGACCAAGGCGGTGGCCGATGGCGTGAGTCAGGGCCACGAACGCAGTTATCAGAGCCTGTCGCAGACGTATGACGTGACGCCCGGCGTCGAGAGCCCCCCATAGGAGTCGCAATGAACTTTGTTTCCATGATCTTCGGATGGAATGGTGGCAGCAGCATCGGCACCTTGCCCTTGGACGCGCTGGTCAACGAAAAGACCACGCTCACCAGCCGAGTGACGTCGTTTGCCGTGGAAGACGGCCCGCCGGTCACCGACCACGTGGTGGCGGATTCCGAGCAACTGACGCTGGATGGCTGGGTGACGGCGGCTGACATCAGCTTGCTGGGCGGCCTGCGCGGCGCGGCCTTGGGCGCCGGCCGGTCAAAGCTGATCGGCGCCAAGGACGCACTGCGCAAGATCCATGCGGACCGCCTGCCCATCACCATCACAACCGGGCTGGATGTCTACGCAGACTTCGTGATGGAAAGCTGCTCCATCGGGCGCACCAATGGCGCCGGCGACCGCTTCGAACTATCCGCCAGCTTCAAGCGCATCCGCAAGGTGACCTTGCGGCAGGCGGATATCCCGTCAGAAAAAACCTCGGGCAGTGCAACGGGCAAGGCCGGGGCCACCAAGGCTAACGCCGGCAAGCAGAACGGCGTGCCCGCCAGCCAGAAGCAACGCGGCATCTTCAACTCGTCAGGAATTCTGAGCACATGATCCAGATACTCGTACCGGACGCCAACGACAGCCTGACTGAAATGGAGTTGGACGGCAGGACTTATTTCTTGCGCCTGTCGTGGAACAGCGAGGCGCGGCAATGGGTGCTGGCTGTCGAGAACGCCTACAACGAACTGATCGTGGCGGGCATTGCGGTGGTGCCGGATACCCCCATGTTTGCGGGTTACCGGCATCTGGCCGTGCCGGCGGGCGAACTCGTGGCCCTGGCGCCCGACCGTCGCGACACCATCAGCCGTGCGGCGCTGCCGTCCGGCGAAGTGGCGCTGCTCTACATCAACGCTGACGAGGTGGCCGATGGCCAGGTTTGATCGCGTTTACCGGCTGCTTGTCGGCAAGGACGGCGGGCCGGGACTGGAAATCGTGCCCCCGATCCGCATCACATTCGACATCGCAAAGACCACCGCCGAAGAACCCAACGACGCCAAGATCACCGTGTACAACCTGGCCGCGCAAACCCGCCGCACGTTGGAAGAACCCGGCCTGCGTTGCGTGCTGTATGCGGGCTATGCGGAAGAGGGCGGCCCTTTGCTGATGGCGTCCGGCAGCATCGTGTATGCGTATACCCGCTACGACCAGCCGAACGTGGTGACGGAATTGACGGTCAAGGACGGCTATATCGAAGTGCGCGACACGGCGGTCTCGATCGGCCTGGGACCCGGCGCGCGCGCCAGCGACATCATCCGCGACATCGCGCGGCAGATGGGCCTGCCGTTGCTCATGGCCGACGATGCGCCCGACCGTCGCTGGGAACAGGGATTTTCGTTTTACGGCGCGGCCCGCACGGCGCTGCACAAGGTCACGCAGGGCACCGGGCTGGAATGGTCGATCCAGAACCAGCAGCTGCAGGTTGTGCAGCGGCTGGGCACCACGCGGCGACAAGCCGTTGTGCTGGCGGTCGACACCGGCTTGTTGGGCCAACCCGAACGCACGCGGGCCGCCGCCAGCGAGAAGGCGAAGGCAAAGGCGCCGGGGCAGGCGGGTGTCGCTGCGGCTGCCGCTGCGGCTGCCGCTGCGCCGGCCGTAGCCGCCAAAGCCGCCAAAGCCGCCACGCCCGCCAGCGGCCAGCAACAGCGCGACGGCTGGAAGGTCAAGTCGCTGTTGCTGCCCACCATCAGCCCGGGTGATCTCGTCAAGCTGGAAAGCCGTTCGGTAGCGGCCTTTCAACGCGTGGAAACCGTGCGCCATACCGGCGATAGCGAAGGCGGGGATTGGCAAACGGAATTGACCCTGGTTGATCCCCACCCGTCCTCCGCAAAAAAGGAGCAGTCATGAACAACGCGGTAACCCTCATGCGCCGTCTTATCGCGACGGAGCTGGCGGACGTCTACACGACGCTGCCGGGCGAAGTCGTCGCCTATGACGGCACCTTCGTCACGGCTCGCCCCGCGCTGGCCAAGCGGCTGGCCAATGGCGACGTATTGCCGCCGCCGCAAGTGGTGCGCGTGCCGGTCTGCTGGCCGGTGGGCGATGTGAACGGCGCGCAGGCGCTGATCTCGGTGCCGCTGGCGCCGGGCGACGCGATCAAGCTGTCGTTCTCCGCTCGTGCGCTGGAGAACTGGCTGGCGGGCGACAACGGCCCACCGGATGACCCGCGCCAGTTTGATTTGTCGGATGCGTTTGCCTCGCCGCTGCTGCGGCCGGGCACGATGGCGGCCGATACGCAGAATGTCAGCATCCAGTACGGGCCGGGTACGTTGAAACTGTCGCCGGCCGGAGACCTGACTTTTCAGGTCAAAACCTGGACGGTGCAAGCGGAACAAGCCACCTTCAACACCCCGGTCACGATTAACGGGCCGCTGACCTATACGCAAGGCATGTCGGGCGAGGGCGGCCAGGGCAGCGCGTCGATGCGCATCCGCGGCGGCGTGGCCTATGAAGGCGGCGCGGTCACCCATAACGGCAAGAGCATCGGCGACACGCATCGCCACGCCTACGCGGGCGGCACGACCGAGGGGCCAATCTGATGACCCTGGACCTTGCCTTGTCCGCTGACCACGATCTGGACCTCGATCTGCTTGGCCGCGCCTCATTCGTGGATGGCGCCGACCGTATCGCGCAGCAGATCAAAACGACCTTGCTCGCCTTCATGGGCGAGTGGTTTCTGGACACCACTTTTGGTGTTCCCTACTTTGAGGACGTGCTGGTGAAGTCGCCCGACCGCGCCAGCATCGAAGCCATCTTCCGCGCCCGAATCCGAGCGGTGCCGGGGGTGACCCAGGTGCAGGCGATGCAGTTGCAGATGGAACGCCAGCTGCGCGTGCTGCGGGTCACATATCAAGCCGATACGTCCTTCGGGCGGCTGGATCGCGTGGTGCTGTTGGGCGCGTCTTCGGGCGCGCCTTCGCCCACGTCATCCAGCACGTCCTAGTCCCACCTTCCCCTTACTTTTGTTGAGGTACCTATGGCCTACGGTGTCACACCGGACGGGTTCGTACGCCCGCGCCTGCCCGAAATCCGCCAGGAAATCGTGGCGGACCTGCGCGCGCGCATGCAATCCGCCGGCTTCAATGGCGCGGTGGAAACCCGCCCGGACAGTATTACCGGCCTGCTGATCGACACCTTCGCGGAACGCGAAGCCACGTTGTGGGAGCAGGCCGAAGGCGTGTATTACGCGATGTACCCGGGCTCGGCCACGGGCGTTTCCCTGGACCGTTCCGTGTCGTTTACCGGCGTATCGCGCTACCGCGACGAGCCTTCGCGAGCCTATGTGGTGTTGTACGGCGCGCCGGGCACGACGGTACCGGCGGGGGCGCAAGTGCGGCATCGCGTCAGCCAGAATGTGTGGGCGGTGGACAGCGCCACGCGGATCTTGCCCGGCGCGGCGGCGGATGTGACGTTGCAGCCCGCCGTTGCCCCGCAGACCGCGTACACGGTATCGATTGATGGCGTGGACTATTCCTACACAAGCGGCGCCACCGCGAACCTGCCCCAGGTGTTGGCGGGATTGGTGGCGGCGCTGGCCGCAAGCGGCCTGGTGGTCTCCAGCGACGGCGCCGCCGTGCGGATTCATTCCGACGGCCGCCAGTCGGCGGCGTTTGCGTGGTCGGCCAGCTTGTCCTTGATCCGCCTTGGGTCGCCCGCCTTGGCGACCACGATCGGCTCGTCGGCCGAAGGCGCCGCCGTGGGGGACTTGAATGGAATCATCACGCAGGTTGATGGGTGGGAGGCCGTCAACAACCTGCAAGAGGGCGTGGCGGGCCGCCTGGCAGAAACCGCCGCGGAGTTGCGCGCCCGCTATCCGACCGGCTTGTTCCGGCTGGGCGCGGCCACGCTACCCAGCATTGCCCCCAACGTGCGTGACCGCGTAGCTGGCGTGCGTACCGTCAAAGTCTTCATGAACAGCACCGACACGCCGGATGCGCTGGGCCGGCCGCCGCACAGCGTGCACGTGGTAGCCGACGGCGGTCTGGATGATGAAGTGGCGGACGCCATTTTTCGTGTGGTGGCGGCCGGCATCGATACGCATGGCCAGCGCCGGGTGGTGGTCAAGGACGCGGACGGCGCGGATCAGGTCATCCGTTTCGACCGGCCCGAGCGCGTCTATCTGTGGGTGCGCTGCGCTACCACCTTGTTGCCGCCGTCCGAACAAGCGTTCCCGCCCGACGGCTTTCAGCGTATTGCCGACAGCCTGGCCGAGGTAGGCGAGGCATCCAGCATCGGCGAAGACGTCGTCCTGCAACGGTTGTACGGCGCAATATTCCGTACGCCGGGGCTGGCGTCCGTGGACCTGGCGCTGGCGTATTCGACCGACCCTGCATTCAAGCCGACGCCCGCCGACTATCGCGCGGCGAACGTCACGATCCAGGACTTTCAGGTGGCGGCGTTTGATCTGTCGCGCATCGAGGTGACGTGATGGATCTGAACCAAGACCATGCACAGGTGGCCTGGGGCCATTGGCTGGGGCAGTTCCAAACCAAGCGGCGGCTGGAAGCGCTGGTCAAGGCGCTGCTCAAACCCGCCCAGGGGCTGCAAGGCGCGTTGCGCGCGCTCTACGAAGACCGTTGGCTGGATACGGCGGTGGGCAGGCAGTTGGACGGCATCGGCGAGATCGTGGGCCTGCCCCGCGTTATCGATGAAGCGATCTACATCCGATTCTTCGGTTTCGACGGGCAGCCGAACGTGGGCAGCTTTGGCGTCGCGCGCTTGCGTCGCGCCAACGAGCGCGCCCTGGCCGGGTCCACCACGCTGCTCGATGCCGAGTACCGCAAGTTGCTGTACTGGAAGATCGCGTTGAACAACGGCCACGGCACCACGCCCGAGATCGCCAGTTCGCTCAAACCGATCTTCGATGTGACGCGGGTCGTGGTGCAGAACGCCGGCAACGCAAAGATCCGCATCTGGGTCAGCCGCATTCCCGGCCCCAACGACCCACTCATGGCCAACCCCTACAAGTGGGTACCCCAAGCCGCCGGCGTCGGCGTGCAACTCATCACCGGCTCGACCGAAAAGCCCTTCGGCTTTCGCGAGCAAGGTTTCTTTGGCTTTGGCGTCGGCGTGCTGGCGCGAGGGATTTACTGATGGCAGACCCTACTTTTTTCGATCTCTTCAAATCAACCTGGGCACAGAATGGCCTGACCGAAGACATTACCGATCTGCAATACAAGACCGGCTGGTCGTTCATCGGCTCCGTTCCGCCTTCGGTGGAGCAATTCAACAAGGTGCAGCAGACCACCGACGAACGCCTGGCCTGGCTGTACAAACAGTTGGACGGCCTGGCGGCGGTCACCGGTCGCCCGCTTTCGGCCACGAGTTTTGATGCGCTGAGCTACGCGCAGCAAAACCTGAACGCCGGCAACCTGAAAGCCGGTACGGTGCCGGTGGCGCGTTTGTCAGGGACGGCATCGTCGCTGACGGCCGGCGCCGCGACCAAGCTGGCGACCGCACGGACCATCGCCGCGACCGGTGACGCGACGGGCGCGGGGTCGTTTGATGGAACCGCGAACGTGTCGCTGGGGCTGACGCTAGCCCCCAGTGGCGTGTCCGCCGGCAGCTACGGCAGCGCCAACGCGGTCCCAACCTTCACGGTCGATGCTAAGGGCCGCGTGTCCGCCGCCGGCGAAGTCGCCGTGGGCAATGCGGCCACCGCAACAAAGCTGGCCACGGCCCGATTGTTCTCCGTCACGGGCGGGGCCACGGCGGGCGGCGTGAGCTTTGATGGGTCGGGCAATGTGGCGCTGAATGTGACAGCGCTGGATGTGTCGAAGGCGTCTGCTGGCACCTTGCCGGTGGCGCGGGGCGGTACGGGTCTGGCCACCGTTGCCGCGGGTTCCTATGTGACGGGTGCGGGAACCGGCGCACTGGTGACGCGCACGCCGGCGCAGGTGCTGGAAGACATTCAAGCGTTGCCGAAGGCGGGCGGGGATGTCAGTGGGCCGGTGCTGTTGAACACGGGGGCGACCTTGGGCGCGCAATACGGCGCAAACACCACATCAGGCCGCACGGCACATGTCTTGCTGCCCGATGGCGGCGGCTATTCCACTCATACCGGCACGGTTACCGGCGCGATGAAGATCACGCTGCCCCCCGCCGCCGTGGGAGCGAACACGATGCTGCGCCTGCGCGTGGATGTGTTCGAGTATCTGGACGGCGTACCACCCGTGTCGCTGCTGATCCATGGCTATCTGCAAACGACAAAGGCATGGGGACGCTGCGGCGCGACAGTGCTGGCAGGCAGTGCCGTCTCGGACCTGCCGATCCGGTTTGGCTCCGACGCGGCGGGCGCCCCATGCATCTGGATCGGCGACACGACCAAGCCCTGGTCGTACCCGACCGTGACGGTGTCCGAAGTGCTGGCCAAGTACAACACCACGGGCGCCACGGTCGCGGCATGGGGCGTGGGCTGGAAGGTAGAACCGGTCACGGCGTTCGAGACGGTGGTGCAGACGCTGGCAAGTGGAAACCTGGCGTTCGGCCGTGCGGATGTTGAGCGGGTGAGTGGCTTGCAGGACGCGCTGAATTTGAAGGCCAACGCGGCCGTGTCGCTGGTGGCGGGGAACGGCTTGAGCGGCGGCGGTACGTTGGGGGCGAATCGTACGTTCACGTTAGGTACGCCATCGAAACTGACCGCCGCCACGACGAACGCGGTGACGGCCACCAGCCACACGCATGAAATCGATACGCAGACGGCGCCGAATGATGCGACGGCTGGGCGGATTCTGACGGTGGGGAATGCATTTGGGTTGGGGGCGGATAACCCCTTGGGGACGGTGGACTTGAATGCCGTCAAGGTTCCGGGGTTTTACGGGCAACCGGCGAGTGTCAACGCCACAGCGGCGCGCAATTACCCCGTCCTTCTCGCCGGAGTGCTGCTGGTTGAATCGGGCGGTAGCCAGATCACGACTCAAAAGTACACGGTCTACAACACCGGCACGATCTTCACCAGGGCTTGCTACAACGGCGTCTGGTATGCCTGGAAGGAAGTCGTGACGGTCGATAGCAACCCTGCCAATGCTTGGGCAGGCATGGTCGCCTATTTCGCCCGTTCTACCCCTCCCGCAGGGTGGTTACGCGCGAATGGCGCTGCTGTATCGCGCACGACGTATGCCGATCTGTTCGCAGCTATCGGCACGAATTGGGGCGCGGGAAACGGCAGTTCCACCTTTGTTCTGCCGGACTTGAGAGGTGAGTTTGTGCGAGGTATCGACGATGGTCGAGGTGTCGACCCGGGACGCATACTCGGTACGGTTCAAAGCAGTCAAAATTTGGCTCATGCCCACAACATCTACGACCCTGGGCATATCCACCAACTGAACTATCAGACACCGCTCAACATAGCCGACGCCGATCGTGGTGAGGGTGGTCATGCCAGTGATTTTTCGATTGACAACACGATAATTCCCAGCACATTTGGCAGCACGACCAATATCTCCATTCAGTACGACGGCGGGGCCGAATCACGTCCGCGAAATATGGCACTACTGGCATGCATCAAATTTTGATCGGAGGCGATATGCAGAAAGAATCTTCAAACCACTCGTCGGACGTTAGTCCTTTCCCCATGCAGAAAATCGTTTCTCAGCTCGATGCGCGAGGATTCCTGGTTGGACCCGCATTCGCGGACGCATCGCCGCTTGGCGAACCGGGCGAATACCTGATTCCGGGCGGAGCCATTGATCGCGCCCCTCCGGATTCCATGGAGGTCGGTCGCATCTACTACCTCGCTGAAGATGGCGGCTGGGCCAGCATGGAAGACCTGCGCCAGCGAACGTTGTACCAGACGGCCGACAGCGAGCCGTATACGGTCGGTACGAACGTTGATGGTCGACTGTTCGACGGGTTGGGACCTTGCCCGGACTGGCTGACGCTGGAGCCCCGCCCCAACACGTGGAGCAAGTGGGATGGATCGGCATGGGTTACAGACGAAGCGCTGAAAGCGTCTGAGCTGACGCGCCTGCGCTCTGAAGAAAAGATGGCAAAGCTCACGCATGCAGGGCAGATGATCTTGCCGTTGCAGGACGCCCAGAATCTGGGCGTGGCCACGGCAGAAGAATTGGATCTGCTGGAGCGCTGGATGCTTTATCGCATAGCGCTGGCTCGTGTGAACCCGACCGACCATGAGGCCGATTGGCCGGACGCACCCGTTTAATACGAGTTACCTACAACCAGCCCGCTTTCGAGCGGGCTTTTTTCCGTCCCTACAGGAGGCCTCATCCTGCACACACTTTTCAGGAGCAACCCCAACATGGAACCCGGTTCTACCAGTCTGGGCGGCCTGGCCGCCCTGAAGGTCGCGATGGCGTATGGCATCCCGGCTGCGATCGCGGCGATGCTTGGCCTCTTGATCATGCCGCCGCATAGCATTCGCGAGTTCACCGTCCGCACGGTATCCACCGTGGCCTGTTCTTTTCTCTTCGGCCCTGCGCTTGCCGCTGCCGTCATCACCTGGAAGCCTGCGTTGATGCAATCCATGACCTGGCTGGCGCAGCATGGCGCGGGCACGGATGACGCTTTGCTCGCCAAGTTCTACGTCCTGGGTCCCAGCATGTTGTTGGCCGGCCTGCCCGCGTGGTGGGTGCTGGGCGCCTATATGCGCTGGATGGCCAGCATGCGGAAAAAGGGCGTGTTGGAGTGGCTGGTGGACGCGCGCCGCAAGCTGTTCGGCGTCGGTGTGCATCGGCGGGGAGGGGGAAAAAACCATGGATCTTGATGCCATCACCGATGCCGCGATCTTGCCTGCACTCGCGCTGCTTCCGCCAGCCATGAATACTCCCCAAGCCCGCGTCCTGCTGCTTGCCATCGGCTTGCAGGAAAGCCGCTTTCAGCATCGCCGCCAGATCGGCGGGCCGGCGCGTGGGTTCTGGCAGTTCGAGCGTAACGGCGGTGTGCGCGGGGTGTTGATGCATCCCGCCAGCCGCGAAGACGCACTGCGGATTTGCGCGGCTCGTCACGTTGCTCCGGTCTCCGCAACCATCCATGCGGCCTTGGAAACGGACGATATCCTCGCCGCCGCGTTTGCGCGCCTGTTGCTGTGGACGGACCCGCAGCGTTTGCCCGCCGCGGGCGATGCCGATGGTGCTTGGGCGCTTTACCTGCGTACCTGGCGTCCGGGTAAGCCGCATCCGCATACGTGGCCTGCGTTGTATGCACAAGCCTTGTCCGCGATGGAGGCCGAACATGCGCGCCTGGCTTGA